CAAATCGGTGCGGCTCAATACCTAACCGCTGACATCAATCTCTCGACATACTACGAACAAACAGCATAGGAGCAAACCGTGGCAACGACAATCATCACAGGTCGCGATCTCACTTTGACGATTGCGTCTGCTAATTATGATGCTCAGGCATCATCGGCCGTTTTATCAAATGACCCGACCGTTGAAACTTATCAAACATTGGACGGCAAGGCTTACAAGCACATTGACGATCAATGGACATTTGAGGTTGAAATGCTTGCAGATTGGGGCGCGGCCTCATCACTCTGCGAAGCACTTTGGACAGCTTGCGAGACAGCACCAAACACAACATTGGCCGTTTCACTCACCGCGGTATCCGGCGCGGTGTTCGCGTTTAATGTAATGCCCGTCTTCCCATCAGTAGGCGGCACAGCACCGGACGCACAGACCGTTTCACTAAGCTTTGTTGTTGTTGGAACACCAACAGAGACATTTAGCTAAAAGTTAGGACATCAGGAGCATGAAACTACAAATTCAAGTCACTTACCATTCCGGCGAATCTGAAACCGCAACGGTTTTGCCGCCGGAGTGGATCAAGTGGGAGACGAAGCACAACCGCAAAATCACCGATGTCAGCAATGATCATTTAGGCATTAGTGATTTGGCATTTTTGGCATATCACGCAATTAAAAGAGAGAAGGCTGGACAGCCGGTCAAGCCGTGGGAGATTTGGGTTGAAACCATTGCTGATCTCGATTTATTGGATACGCCAAACCCAAAAGCCACCAGCGTGGGAGCGTCAGCCGACTAATCGTTGAGCTGGCAATTGCCACGCAAATCCCGATGTCAGAGTGGGTCAATCCTGAAGACATCTTGACAGCAATTGAGATTTTGGAGCAACGCGATGGCAAATCAAGAGCAGGTCGAGGCATATAACCGCCGCGAAATCTCTCGCATTGCTGGCGCGTTCAAGGCTATGGACGAGCAAGCCACAAAAGAAGCTCAACAATCGGGCGGCGCGCTCGCTGAATTCTTACGCGGCAAAATAATTGAGAAAGCTTTTGGAATGCGTAAAGGCACACAAGTGGCCGTGCGCGTGGCACAAGGATCGCAGGTTGCCAAAACATCAAAGGTTGGCGAGCTCAAATTGGGTTTTGCATCTCAACGCTTCAGCGGTGGCGGCACGACTAAAGAGCTTTGGGCAGGTCAAGAATTTGGATCAAAAAAATTCACTCAATTCCCGTCGTGGAATCCACAAGGTTATTTTATTTATCCGGCGTTGCGCGAGAATCAAACCGAGCTTGTGAAACAATGGGAACAATCATTTGAGCGCATTGTGGATAAGTATGGGAGAGACTAATGGCCGGGAGTAGAACGCTAAAGCTCTCCATTCTTGCCGATGTCGCAGACTTACGCGACAAGCTTGGACAAGGTTCAAAAGAGGTCGAGACTTTTGGATCAAAGCTCACCGATTTTGGCAAAAAGGCTGGTTTAGCATTTGCGGCAGCAGGTGCGGCGGCGGCGGCCTACGCTGGCAAATTGCTTGTTGATGGCGTGAAATCTGCCATTGAGGATGAGAAGGCACAGGCAAAGCTCGCAACAACTTTGGGCAATGTCGCAGGTGCTACACGCGGCACAATCAATGCCACCGAGGACTACATCACCAAAACAACATTGGCCACCGGTGTGGCTGATGATGAATTGCGTCCATCCTTAGAGCGATTAGTGCGAGCCACAAAAGATGTGGAAGAAGCTCAAAGGTTGCAAGGTCTTGCTTTAGATATTGCCGCCGGTAGTGGCAAGTCTCTCGATGCTGTATCTCAGGCTTTAGGTAAAGCCTACGAAGGCAACACCGCGTCACTTGGACGCTTAGGTATAGGCATTGAAGCCGCACAGCTCAAAGAGATGAGCTTTGATCAAGTGACAAAAGCTTTGGCCGATACTTTTGGCAATCAAGCATCAGTTCAGGCTGAAACATTTGAAGGGAAGATGGCTCGTCTATCTGTTGCGTTCAACGAAGGCAAAGAGACCGTTGGAGCATTTGTTCTCGACGCGATCACGCCAATGGTCACAGCATTTGTTGAGAAAGTTATCCCGGCAATCAGCAAAATAAGCACCGGCATTGGTGAAGATTTGCAACCGATATTTGAGAAATTTGCGACATTCTTTCAAGAGACTTTGTTGCCAATTTTGACGGAGTGGTGGGATTTCATAACTGGCACAATCATCCCCGGCATTAAAAAAACACTCACGCCAATCTTTGAAGGGTTGTTCTCAGCCTTTGATTCCATTGCCACAGCAATTGAAGATAATGAGGAGAAACTCAAACCATTGTTCAAATTATTCAAAAGCGTTGCCACATTTGTCGCCGAAACATTAGCACCGGCAATCGGTGAAGTTTTGGGTGCGGCGTTTAAGGTCATTGGCAAGATAATCAAAGGTTTCATTGATGGTTTCTCTGAAGTAGTCTCAATCATCAATAGCGTGGTGGAAGGCATTAAATCAATCATTAACTTGGTCAAAAACAATGCAATTGTCAAAGGTATTTCAGGGGTCATTGATCGGGTTTTTGGCGGCGGTAAAGCGCGAGGTGGCACGGTTTCAAGCTCAAAGAGTTATTTGGTAGGCGAGCGCGGCCCCGAATTATTCTTGCCGAATACCAATGGCACGATTGTCCCAAATAATAAATTGGGCGGCGGTGTCACCAACAACATCAGCATCAATGTGACAGGTGCATTAGATCGTGAAGGTGTTGCCCGTCAGATTGTTGATTTGCTAAATAATTCATTTTATAGGGGAACACTAGGCGCGGGCGCATTTCAAACATGACAGCTTGGACACCTGAATGGCGCATCAAAGTCAATGGCTCAACATTGACCAACATTACCTTGTCGGACTTATCTATCACTAGCGGGCGCACAAGCATTTATGAACAAGCCACGGCAAGTTATTGCAACATCAATTTGATTAATTTGACCAATGCGTCCATTGCGATTGACATCAACGACCCGGTGACGGTAGAGGTCAAAGATACGTCCGGCACATTTGTGCCGCTTTTTGGCGGCTTTGTCTCTGATTACACAAAGACGATTTCATTATCCGGCTCTGTCGGATATGCTCAAACTTTTAGCATTTTGGCGTTGGGAGCATTAGCACGATTGCCGCGACAATTGACCGAGGGCGTTTTGTCTAAAGATTTTGACGGTAATCAAATTTATGAAATTTTGTATGCGACCCTTTTTAATACTTGGGCAGAAGTGGCCGGTGCGCTGACTTGGGCTGATTATGATCCAACAACAACTTGGGCAAACGCGGAGAATGCTGGCTTGGGAGAGATAGATCAGCCCGGAGATTATGAGCTGACAGAGCGTTCAGCATCCACCACAGACATTTATTCATTGGTGTCATCACTAGCCACATCAGGGCTTGGATATATCTATGAAGACGCACAAGGCCGCATCAGCTACGCCGACAGCACGCACCGCGGCACATATTTGGCCACTTATGGTTATGTGGATTTGGATGCAGGACAGGCACAGGCACAAGGCATAACGGTCTCCACACGCGGCGGAGACGTGAGAAATAGCATCACAATCACCTATAAAAACGGCCAACAAGTGAGCGCGGAAGATGCCGATTCAATTGCTCTTTATGGCCTATTGGCTCAGGACATTCAAACAAGCTTGGAGAAGGGCGCAGATGCCACATCACAAGCAAATTTTTATCTTGATTTGAGAGCTTATCCACAAAGCATTCTTGAAAGTATGACATACCAATTGGGCAATGATTTATTGGATAACACCGACCGCGATGCATTGATCAATGTCTTCATGGGTCAGCCAATCAATTTGACCGGGTTGCCCATCAATATGGGATCAAACTTTCAAGGTTTTGTTGAAGGATGGAGCTGGCAAGCGACTTACAACGGCCTGTCCATCCGGCTCTTGCTCAGCCCTGTGGCTTATTCATTGCAAGCATTCAGGTGGAATTCTGTGCCTGTCGCAGAAACTTGGAACACGCTTTCACCTACACTTACATGGCTGGAAGCCACGGTTGTGGCATAAAGGAGAGACATGGCAACGACAACGACAAATTTTGGTTGGGACATTCCTCAATCAACAGACTTGGTGAAAGATGGCGCGACCGCAATCGCCACTTTGGGTCAAGACATCGACACGGCATTGGTCGATCTTAAAGGCGGCACAACCGGGCAAATTTTGAGCAAAGCTTCAAATGCTGATTTAGATTATGCGTGGATAAACAACGATCAGGGTGACATCACAGAGGTTGTTGCAGGGGTAGGAATTAGCGGTGGCGGCACATCTGGAAGCGTGACAATCACCAACACCGTGGCGACCGCTTTTGATGCGGCTGGTGATTTAATTTATGGAACGGGATCGGATACCTTCAGCAAATTATCATTGGGGACAGCCGGTCAAGTTTTGGCTGTAAATTCAGGAGCGACAGCACCGGAATGGGTGAGCTCTAGTTCAATCACAAATTGGACTTTATTAAATACAGGCGGGACAGCTCTAACCGGAGCGACAACAATCACCGTTAGTAGCTTGTCAGCTAAACAAATGCTGATTCTAGTGGATGCGGCTTCAGCCGCTTCCGGCGATCAATTCAGCATCAGATTCAATTCAGATTCAGGGGCGAATTACACTCAATTTGGCATGTTCATAAATCCGCAAAGCACTTATTCAAATGCTATTCCTTCAGGGGTCTCAAATTATTCAAATCTTAATAGAATTCTTTTAGGTAATATGGCCAACAATGCGGCCTCAACTGTAGATGGGGCGATTTTTGTTGATTTGACAGATAAAACGGGTAATCATTTTTTTGATATGGTTTCTGGAATTGGAACAAGCGGAGGAAGCGATCCGGGTCATTACATAACAAAAGGACTTTATGAAGGGTCGGCC